ATATATATATTTAGTTATATGATTGATATAAAAAAACATAGTTCAACAATTAGTTTTATACTAGTAATTTTAATTTTATTTTGTCTGATTTATGATTTATTTTTTAAACATTCTATAATAGAAACAAAAAAAAATAGAAAAAAGAAGAAGAAGAAGAAGAAGAAGAAGAATCCTCCAGCGGCGCAAGGTACACCCGAGGGTGCATCTAGTGAACCTTCAAAAAAAGAGAGTAAGGCAGAGAAAAAGGCAGAGAAAAAAGCGAGGAAGGCAGAGAAAAAGGCAGAGAAAAAAGAGAAAAAGGCAGAGAAAAAAACTAAAAAAGAAGGTGATATATTTGCGCAAATTAAAGGATTTTTTGAAAACATTTTTTAAATAATTAATCAATATTTAAATGTTTCATGATTTTATTTTGATTTATTAATAAGGTATTTAATAAATCTAATATTTCACTATTATTATTGGCAGGCGGTTCCTCATTATTATTAGAAACAGATTCTATAATATTATTTGTTTCAATAATAATATTTTCGGGTTCTTCTTTAAAAGTAATTTTTTTTTCATTACCTATCCATTTTTCGGCGATTTTTTTATCGTAGGTGCTATTAATATCATTTATTTCAATGTTTCTATTTTCAATAGTTCTCTGCAATATATCATCAATATTTTTAATGGGTTCTTCACTAGCATTAAGTTCAGAAAAGTTTATATCACTTGGTTTATTCGCAATTAGCATGGAATCCATTTCTTTTTTTTTATTAGAAAATTCTATATTCATTTGTTCTTGTCTAGATTTTTTAAAGTCCTGTGCTTTATATATTTCACTGGTATCATTAAGTGTTAAAAAAGAATCATTAGCACTAGGTATATCGAAAGGTTTTGTATTTAATACATTTAATTTATGTGTAAATTTTGTAATAAATTGTTTATTTTTGTTAATTAAAGAATCATTGTTAATACTATTATTCATTTCTAAAAGTGTATTTTCAAATTCGGTCTTAATATTTTGCATTAAAGATGGACGAATATTATTAAAAAATCCATCTTCTTGTAAAATATCCCATAGTAGTATTTTATTCTCGTTACTATTAAAACTCATTATTATATAAGTAGTTATAGTTTTTTTTAAATTAAATTGTATTAAAATAATTAGATAAATTATTTGTTCCTTTATTGCATTCTTTTATAAATTTGTCAAATATTATTTCTTGAACTTTTTTATTTTTAATTTGTTCTATTTTTTTTTCAGCTTTTTCAGGTTCCATTGTTAATTTATAACTTTTAATTTCTTTATTAAATCTATTTTTTTTCAAAACGTTTTTATTAAAATCAGGTATTTTGTCTAGTACAAGGGCGTAAATTTGTTGTACGGGTTTCATAATTTGGTTGGTAATATAATGAGCGTAATCTAATTTTAGATTATTTTCAATAATATAAGAAGGTATTTCTATTTTATCTCCTTGCAAACATTTTTTGTTTTTGTTAACAAAATAAGCAAATGGAATTCTATCACCAGGACCTGGTTTATTACCAGGGTCTCGTTCACCCATTCTATCAGCGAGTACTTTATGTGCAATTTGAAGAGGATTCTTATAACTTCCCCGAAGTGATTTTGTAATAACAAGTTTATCTATAGGAATATTACCATCAACGATTGTTTTTAACATAGTTTTAAGGAAATCAATAGATTTAATAATAGAACGTTCTTTCATTAATATATCAATGATTCCACCATATACATCTTTAACAATAGGTGCGTTATCTCTTCTTTTAAGTACAATTCCCATACTTTTACGTTTACATTTTTCAGGGTCAAGTTCATATAACATTCCACAATATCTTTTTTTTGATAGTAAACAGAAAGGCCAGAACGTTTTTTCATATTCTAAGTCATGGGGATTTTTTAGAAATTTCGTGGCAAGTTCTCCAGCTTCTTGTGCTAATTCGATAGTTAATTCTAATGCTTTTTTATTTTTAATAGGAGTACCATCTAATTCTTCAAAGTAGAAGCAGAAGAACACTGAATCAGTATCGCCGTAAATATATTTAGCTTTACTTCTGACAGTACCATATTTTTTGGATTCACAAATAGTATCACCATAAACACTTTCGATAATTTTTTGTGCATAGATAAGAAGTTTTCTTCCAGTAGCAGTAGTAGAAGCCGCGACATCTTTTTCATAAAAGCTACTGGTTTTAGCACCAGTACCTCCGTATAAAGAATTAGCAGTTAATTTAATAGATAATTGCCTTTTATCAAGAATATTTTTCATAAAAGGGTCTGTTTCTTTAGCTGCTTGTTTTTTTGTTGCCTTTCGAGAAGCCAGAAGTTCTTCAAGAACGGATGGCATAACAGCTTTTTTATTATTTGGATACTGTGCAAATCTACATATTTTACATCCTTTTTTATCTCCTCTAGCCCAAAAATCACCTTTTTTAACTCTTTCGTATGTGTCATAGGTTACATCAACATATTTATAACCAGAAAGATTATCATACATATATTCACCAGTTTCGTCTTTTTCACCAGTTTCTTTAATAAGTTCATTTTGAAGGTTGTATTCTTTAGTCCATACCTTACTGGAATGACATAAATTTTCACTAATCATGGAAGAAGGATAAAGAGAACTATAATCAACACATGCTACAGGGTCTTCCATATATAGATCACATTTCGGAGGAAGTACAATGGCACCCTCATATCCGTCATCTACTTTTTTTTTTTTTCAATAGTGGGCATAAGAGTATTTTTTTCCATACATTTCTTGGAAATGAAACTAGTAAGTTTAATACCTTGACCTCTTAGCACTAAAAAGTTAATAGGAACGCTACATATCTTAGCCATTTCAATAAAACCAGTCATAATATCTATTTTTTTAAATAATTCATGAACTAGATTGCAATCCTGAATACAGTATTTTGCAACGATAGCTCTATCACTATCACTGCCTTTAGCTAACTTAAAGATATCTTTTGGCCCTACATCATCTTTTGCAAGGCACCACTTTAAATATTTATTTCTATCAGGAGTTTCTTTTCCTTCAATATGAAATGTATTGTTTTCTTTGTCTATAGAAATAATTTTAAATTTAGCTCCTTGTTTATAATATTCACTACTGTGTCCTGATTCTTCGATATGTATGTAGGAATGTAATTCAAGACCAGTGGTATTTTGAGTTGTAAAAACGGTTTTATTGCTAGATTCTTGATAACTATATTGTTTAATATCTCCGCTCATAAAATAACCAGCAACATAATCTAATTTATATTGCTCTAAGTTAAAATCTTTTCTAAAATGATTATACAAATCAACTTGAACACGTCCGTTCATATCTATATATTTTAAGTCGTGTTGTCCACTTGCTAAAACAATACTAGATTCTTTTAGTTCAGATTTTTTTTCTACATCACATGAAAGGTATAAAAACTCATCCTCACAGTGATTTTCAATAGCTCTATCAACCATAAACGGATAATCAAAACCAAATATGTTATACCCAATTATAAATTGCGGGTCCTCCTTTTTAATTAGATTGCTCCATGCAAGTAGTACCTTTTCTTCAGTATCATAAGATTCTACAATACAATTTTCTATTTCAGGTATATCATCACAACCATTTAATACAATAATATGATTTAAATATGGTTTATCTTCTCCGTAAAGCCTAAATGTAGAGCCTATAAATGTAATAATATCTCCTTGTAGTTTAGGTAAAAAGGTATTTAAAGTATGCAATAACATTACAGATTTTTCTGCTTTAGAAATATCGGTATTTAACATATATTCCGCAACTTTTTCTGTACAATTCTTTATCTTTTTAAAATTTATTTTTTCATAATTATTATCATCATCTTCATCGATTGCTTTAAAAACGTTTGTGATAGATTTAGCGGAAATATCTTTAGCTTTTTCCGTTGCCCACTCCTCATTCATAATTAATTCGATTTGTTTTTTAACGAATTCTTTAGATGGAAAAGTTTTTGGGTAAACCTTATCTATACCTTTTAAGTTGTCATAATTAAAAGCGGTTAAAATCGCTCTATAAAGTAAGGTTTTAATTTCTTGAATTTCATCGTATTTTTCTTTTTCATAAATTTCCATAATATTTGATACTAATTTATCATATTTTTTGACTGGAACTGGAAAATCACCATGACTACTATCTGCCTCAATATCATAACTAACAATTTTGTAAGGAACTTGTGTTTCCAGTGAAACAGGCATTATGTTTTTATAAGAAGCTTGATATTCAAAAATACAACTAGTTGTTTTATCACATGTATTTACTTGTTTTTTTGGAATAGATATCCAGCCAGATGGACTAATATTTCTAAGATGAAAGAATTTAAGAAGAGGTGGAATATCAGATTCATATAAATATAATTTTTCACCTTTATAAAGATATCCATTTGGTAATAGTTTTTTTTCTTTATTTTCTTTACCGTTTCCTATTTCTTTATACCATAGTTTTCTTACTTTATAAAAAGTCAAAAGATTTATAAATTTTAATTCTACAAAACGATGATTTTTATTACCATCAAATCCATAAAGTTTTTTTTTAGACACAGGTTTTATATTTACGATATCTTTAATATTTATTTTAGTTTTTTCTACTATTTCTTTTACAAACATAGCTATTTGTTGTTTTTTCCAATCTTCTGGTATTTTTATGTAAAAGAATGGTGAGAAATCGTTAACCCATATACAATATGTTTTTCCATATGTATCTATTCCAAATAATTGTATACCAAATATAAGTTTGTTAGGTATTTCATCAGAATCAGAACCAGATTCATTAATAAATTTATCAGTTGCATTAAAATCGTAAAGTTTGCAGGAAATTTCCATTTTGAATATAATTAAAATATTATATTTATATTCAATTTTATATATCAAATAGCTCTTCTAGTTTTTTTTCTTTTTTTAATTTTTAAATTACGTTTTTTAGTTTTTATATTATAAAGTTGCTTTTGAGTAGGTTCTAATAATTCTAACAACTGATCGTGAATCGTATCTGGTAATACGGCATCATTATTTACAATTATTGGTTTTAAAGTATTTAAGGATTTTTTTTCGCTTCCATAAAAAAGACCAGCTGGTACCGCAAGATTAGAAAATATCTCACTAACTTTTTTTACGCCACCGCCATTTTGTTTATTGTATGTAGTGACAGCAGGACTATTTTTATTTAATAATATAGAATCCACTGCATATCCTCCGCTTTTTATTAGATTATTCTCTTTATAAAGTACAAAATCTTCTTGTTTTAATTCCATATAAAATACAATATCATAATTTATTTAGACGAAAATCGCTTAATATCTAAATGATTGCTGCGTCCTCTTTTATTTTTTATGTGTTGTATTAGCCTTTTTACTTCTTCTACAGTAAATAAATCATTTAAACAATCCTCTAAATATTTAAAGGTTAAACTTTGCTGAGTATTAACATTTGTAAATTTTAATTCTCCATCCGTTATTTTAACAACAGCGTTTTTCATATTATTAGTTTCAACGTATTTTATAACAGATTGTTCGTATTCATTTCTAGCAGTTCTTAAGTCTTTTATTTTATTAGACATGAGTTTTATCTGATTATCATAATTTACCCACTGTTTAATATCATTTTGAAACGAATCCATTTATAAATGTTAAATATTTTTATTAGATATAGATTTATTTTTCCACAATAGAATAAATATTCCTAAAATTAAAAAAAAACTAATTATAACAAAAAGTAAAGATAAATAGATATAAGGATAAAATTCTTGTATTACTATATCAACTAAAGGTTTCATTAGTAATTTAATTTCGTCTTTTACTTCATCTTTTTTAATAAATTCTATACATTTTTCGTAAAAACTTTCATGTAGCATATTAATAATTAATCATAATATTTTTATAATACTTTTGCATAAATAGTTTAAAATAAATTAATTTAATATGAATTATTGAATAATGAGCAAAATAAAAAGTCCAACAAAATCTTTTGAATTTGACAATTTTACATTATCTCATCCTACTAGTGTGCAAGGAGGTTCATATTTTACAAAATTAAATGATTCTGGTGAAACATTATATATTCAGAGTCCAAAATGTTTAACAAAGCAAGGAATTGTACAAACTGAAAAAAAAATTTATTGTGATTTAATGTTTACAAAAGATGATGAAGACGCAATTGAATGGTTTGAAACTTTAGAGAAAAATTTATCGTTATTAATTTACAATAAAAGAAAAACATGGTTTGATAATGATTTAGATTTAGAAGATATCGAAAATATGTTTGCAAGTCCTATAAGATTATTTAAAAGTGGTAAATTTTATTTGATAAGAGTAAACATATTATATAATAAAAATTTTAAGAAAGTAATGCTTCCTTGTTATAATAATGAATCTAAAGAAATTTCTTTAGAAGAATTAACTCCTGATAAGTATATTATACCAATTTTAGAAATACAGGGAGTTAAATTTAATTCAAATAATTTTCAAGTAGAAATCGTTTTAAAACAAATAATGATACTAAATCCTGTAGATAATTTTAACAATTGTCTTATAAATGTTAATAATAACAATAATTCACGTGTAAATGTTGAAGAAAGTAATGATGAATCACTAAATGTATCTAGTAATAGCGAAGTAGTAGATGTTAGTAATAGCGAAGTAGTAGATGTTAGTAATAGCGAAGTAGTAGATGTTAGTAATAATGAAGTCGTAGATGTTAGTAATAATGAAGTCGTAGATGTTAGTAATAACGAAGTCGTAGATGTTAGTAATAATGAAGTCGTAGATGTTAGTAATAACGAAGTCGTAGATGTTAGTAATAATGAAGTAGTAGATGTTAGTAATAATGAAGTAGTAGATGTTAGTAATAATGAACAAATAGATTTAGACGATAGCATAGATGATTTGACATTAAGTGATGATGATAAAGAAGGAACCGTAAAGGAAGTAATTTCTGATAATAAAAATAAATTAGATTATGATGATGACGATGACGATTACGATGACGATGACGATTACGATGACGATGACGATGACGATGATGAGGAAGGCGAAGATGTAGAAGATGATGTTAATAAAAAATTTAAAAATTTATTAAACAATGACAAATATTTAGAAGAAATAAACCTTGGTGTAGAAAATCTGGGAGATAATGTAATTAAATTAAAAAATCCAAAAGATGTTTATTATGAAATTTGGAAAAAATCAAGAGATAAGGCTAAAAAATTAAAAAGACAAGCATTAGAAGCTTATTTAGAATCTAAAAATATTAAATCAAATTATATGATCAACGACATTGATAATAGCGACGATGAGCTTGATACATTTATCGACAAATTTCTAATATAAAATAATTTTAAAAAATTTTTTATAATGCATTTTATATAATGAAGTCTATACTATCATCTGTACAGAATTTCTTCGGCAATGAAAAAAACTTCGGTCCTATGGCTTTTTTATTGGCTATATTATTAATAGCTCTTGTTGGAAGTTATTCACATGGTTTTAACAACGTTATGGACACAATGGGTGGAATGGGCGGTATTTCAAATAACGAGGTAAGAACAGAGCCCAAGGTTGCGTCATTCCCTGCAGCAGCTAAACCTTTAGGCGAAAATAGTGATTTTGCAAGTGTTTCTGGAATGAAGGGAACCACTTGTGATACACCAGATTGCAATAAAAAGACAATGGAAAATCCATCGTCTCTATTGCCTAATGATTCAAATAGCGCATGGGCAAAATTGAATCCTAGTGGTCAAGGTAGTCTAGCAAATACAAATCTTTTAGATGCGGGAGCTCACCACGGCGTTCAAGCCCAAGTTTTACGTAATCCTAATCTTCAACTTCGTTCGGAACCAGCAAATCCTAGAGCAAATACTGGTCCATGGCAACAATCTACGATAGAACCCGATAGAATGAGAAAGAGTCTAGAAATAGGAGCATAAATTTATTAAATATTAATATCTATAATTATATTAATATTTATGAGTAGTTGGTTATTAATATTAGGAGGTATATTATTTATAATATTATTAAAAATTTATGAAGAATCAGATTATTTACAATTAAAATGTATAATATCAGATATAGATGGAAAAACATATTGCGTAAGAGAAAGAGCAAAATTAGAATTAGCAGCAGATTTACTAGCAAAAACCACTAAAAAATTAAATAAATTAGTAGCGCATATGAGAGAAAATCTACCTGAGCACGAAATGACAAAATTATTTGTAGAACGGTATAATCCTAAAAAAATACAAGAAACGCTCCCTACAAGTAAACATACGGCATATAGTGAAAATAAAGGAGAGAAATTAGCTTTTTGTTTAGATACAAAAAAGGATAATAAAGGTGAATTAATAGATGAAAATACGTTAATGTTTGTAGCGTTGCATGAAATAACGCATATAGGTACAGATGATATAGGACATACGGATAAATATTGGAATAATTTTAAATTTATAATAGAACAAGCAAAAGAGATAGGAATATACGAACCCGAAAATTATGGAGAAAGTCCAAAACAATACTGTGGAATGAGTATAACAGACAACCCTTATTTTGATCTATAGTATTATATATCATTTTTAATATATTTTTTAAAGTAAAGTTTTGTATCATTTTCCATTTCAGCACTTGATTCAACTAATGAGAAATTAATACTTAATGTAGGAAAAAAAGTATCGCACGTATAAAATTTCATAATTTCAGTAATATAAACTTCATCTATAAGGTTTAATCCTAAAAATTGTTTATAAATAGACTGTCCTCCTATAACCCATACTTGTTCAAAATTTTTTTCAATACAAAATGTCATTATATCTTCAATATTATTAAAAAAACTAAGATTTTCTGAATTTTTATGATTGGATTTAGATAAAACAATATTGTATCTATCTGGTAAATTTTTTCCAATGCTTTCATGAGTTTTTCTTCCCATAATAACCGCATTATTATGATTTCCTTTAGTTATTCTAGAGAAGTATTCCATGTCTTTTGAAAATTTCCATGGTAATTTATTTTGATATCCGATTCCTTGAGTTTCACACGTTGCAACTATAATGTTTAGTTTCATATATATATAAAATATATATATTAGTTTTATATATATGTCAGAAGTATTTAAAATAAATATATTAAGAGATAGAGAAATAAAAGAAATACATGTATTCAACTCAAATAAAGATGCGGATGATTTAAAATTAGATAGGTCAACGGAAAAATTAAAAGATATATTCAGCGAAGAGGATATTTTAAATATAAATAATAATGGTATACAGATATTTTTTCATGATTTAAAAATAAGGTACGATGATACGATAGATATTATAAAAAAGAAAATATGTATGGTTTTAAATAACGAAGTATCCATTCATGAGATATATATGTTTGCATCATACAATGAAATATTAAAAGGTATAGATGTCTACAATAATTTAACAAATAATGATAAAATACAGCTTACTAGGGAAAGATTAATACAGTATTTATTAAATGTGCACGATATTAATGTAGACGATTTAGAAGCAAAAGAAATCTATGATTACTCTGATATAAAAGATTTGAATTTAGATGGATTATTTAAAGTAAATAATAGTATAGTACACAAATATGTTACAAAAACAAATAAATATTTATATACATCTAATCCTTTTGATATATCAGAAATAGATAAAGGATTATTACAATTTTCAGAAACGATGTTGTCTACGCAAAATAAATGTGTTTTGTTAGATTTTGGAGATATTTTAGAAAATAATATATATTTAATACTTGCAGAAGATATAATAAATTATACGTTAAAACAAGATGCAGGATTAGTAGAATCTATAATAAAATTATACTATCCTTTTTTGTATAATAGTTCTATAACAAGTTTAGAATTACTTGAAGAAAACAAATTTAAATTAAAGGAAGAAACCAGAGCAATGATAGATGAAAATTTTGTAAATCGTGATTATACCGTAGAACTGATGCATGAATTATATAATAAAAAAGAAAAAGAGCATGATTATGAAAACGAAGGAATTAAATACATTAATTTAATTATGTATTCAATATCAAATGGTGTAATTCCATTAGATTCTATTTTTAAATTTTTAAATACAAATATGGATATACCCCTAACAAAGTTTGTACCTTCATCAAAAGAGGAAAATATGATAAGGTTATTTTCCACTAGTAAGACAGAGTCAGGAAAAAAGATACCATTTTTAAGTAAAATAGATATAATTAAACTGACGAAATTAATTTCAAAAAATAATAGTTTGGGTGTATACATAAAATTTGAAGGTGGCTATGGAATACTAGAAATTTTTTCAAATGGAAATATTCATATTACATGTTCATTAAATGAAAATGTAGATATTGTTGAAATGCAGAATGCAATAGTAAGTAATATAAATCCTATTTTACTAATAATAAAAGAATATTTAAAAGAATTGGGAATAAACTTGAATATATTTACGTCATTATCGAATGAAGATGTTGAGATAATAGATTTAAATTATTCTCTTTCTATTGGAATAACAGAAAATATTGATATAAGTGAAATGTCTGGTTGTTTATCTTCAGTTTTTAATATACTAGAAAAATCTTTAAAAAAGGGTATAGAGATGAGATATAAGATGGTTTCTAATTATGACGAAATGGATGCCAAAGATGCGTATATAATTGAATCTTATAATAAAGGAATGGGATTAAATTCAATAGAGTTGGGAATGGTCGATATATTTAAAATAACATTAGAAGAGGCTCGTGAGGTTATTTTAGCTAAGATAACAGATTTTGAGATGGAAAGAAATGGGGGAAACAAACAGTTAAAAATAAAAAACAATCCTGGGTTTCTTATAATAATTGAGCAAGAACCATTTTCAAATAGGATTTTAATAACTTTAAATAACATAACTAACATAAGGTATATAGAAATTTTAAAAATATATTTACATTTTATAATAAGTGTATCTCAAAAAATAAATATTGAATCAGAATTGGATAAGATAAAAAAATTATGTAGAGGGGCTGATTTTAAGGATATAGAAACAGAAGAGATTGTAGCAGAAACGGAAAAGCCAATAGCGGAGGCAAAGGAATTAAAAACTAAAAATTTAGATTTAGATTTTAATATAGAAGAAGAAGATGATGATGAACTACTTGATTTTTTTGGAGCAGATGACGATGATGATGATAGTTCTATTGAAATAGGTAGTGAGATTGAGGGAGGTTCCGATACAAAAGAAAAAGAAGATTCAATAGAGGTAGGAGATTCAATAGAGGTAGGAGATTCAATAGAGGTAGGAGATTCAATAGAGGTAGGAGATTCAATAGA